ACTACCCAAATGTCTAATGACAAAGGCACTTGGTTTGGTTGGGAAGTAAGTAAAGTTGGTCCTATTACTGACGCAAGTATCTATCAACAAGCTAAATCGTTTTCTGAAAGTATCTCTAAAGGTGCGGTCAAAGCGAAGCATGGTGAAGAGAAACCCGCGGAAAGTAGCAGCATTATATAATCCCTTCGGGGTATGTGCACAGCGTGGGCCAGGAGGGAGACTGATTGGCCCACGTAGACAGGATAATTATGCAAGAGTATATAAAAATATTTAATGGCTACAGGCATGCATACGGCATAGCGGATTGGACTAACGCCATTGTCGACCCAGAAAGCGGAAAGAAAAAACCTAATTACAGATGGACCTACGAAGAATTTACAGACAATATATATGAAGACCATTTAAATGGTAAAATATCTGTTGGAATACAGCCAACAAACGAAAGCGGCGATGCTAGATTTGGAGTCATAGATGTTGACCCAAAGCAATACGAAAACTTTGATAAAAAATTTTATTTAGAAACAATACAAGAATACAAACTACCACTAATACCCATTGAGTCAAAAAGTGGTGGCTTACATTTATATTTATTTATGAATGAGTTTGTTAAATCAACTTTAATTGTATCATTCTTAAGCAACTTATTACCTATCTTTAATCTTAAATCTGATTGTGAAATATTTCCTAAACAAACACAACTAACTAAGGATCCGGAAACAGGGATTTTAAAACCAGGACAATTTATAAACCTACCTTACTTTGAAAGCACAAAACGTAGAGCGTTAAACATAGACGGAACATTTTTTACACTAGATCAATTTATAAAAGTTGCAGATGCAAACATAACAAGTGTTGAAGATTTAAAAACAATTACATTAGATATGGAACAAAGATCTATGCAAGGTGTAGATGAAGATTTTGTAGAAGGTCCACCTTGTCTTGCTTTGATATCTAAAATATCTAATCAACCAAACTTTGATGGTAAAGATAGATTTATGTATAACTATCATGTGTTTGTAAAGATGAAATACCCAGACAGTTGGGAACAAAAAGTAAAAAACGCACCTGTAAAATACTTCGCAAGAGAACATGCCAATGCGTGGGATGATACAAAATTAAAACAAAAGACAAGGTCGTGGAATAAATCTGAGAAAGGTTACACATGTAATCAAAGTCCTATCAGTGACTTTTGTAAAAAAGGTATATGTGTTAAGAAAAAGTTTGGTGTGTTAGCAGGATCTAAAGGTTCGTATCCTGTGTTAACAAACCTACGTAAGATAGATATAGAACCAGATCCAGAGTATGAATTTGATGTAACTAAACCTGACGGCATAGGCAAAGCAACAGTGCATTGTAAAACAATCGAGCATGTAACTGATCAACGTAAACGTAGAAATGCAATTGCAAAAGCTGCAGGATTTCCACCACCTATTATTAAGTCACCAGAAGATCAAACAATATTAGAAACTTTATTTGATACACAAAAAATAATTAACCCGCCTATTGGTACATCACCTAAAGAAAAACTACACGATGTATTACATGCAAAAATAAACGGACCAAAAGCTATGAACGACGCATCATTTAAATCTGGTACAGTTTTAATTGAAGATGGCTATGCATACTTTAAGTTTGATAAATTTTACGACAAACTAAGATCTAAGAATTGGAAACACGGAGAAGACAAGACAGGAGTCATGATGAAAACTAATTATAAAAAATGTGACATACAGTTTTTAGAACAAAAAAGATATCCTACAAAAGAAAAAGGTAAATACAATACACCTACAAAGAATATTGTAATGATAAACATAGAAGAGTTTGAAGACATAGAAATAAATCATACAAAAATAAAACATAACACGGAGATAATGTGATTAGAAAAATATTGGGTCCTCCTGGTACAGGTAAAACAACTAGACTTATTAAGTATGTAAAAACATTTGTTAAATTAGGTACACCCATTGACAAGATAGGATACTTTGCATTTACAACTAAAGCTGCTAACGAGGCTGTAGATAGAATGTTGGATGCCTACCCTAGATTACAGAAAAAAGATTTAAAATATTTTAGAACTTTACATTCTTTAGCGTTTAATAGATTAGGAATAAAAAAAAGTAACGTAATGCAGGACGAACATTACGAAGACATAGGTAGAAAACTAGGTATTGAAGTTACAGTTTATTCTAATGGAGAAGAAAAAACAGGGTTTGTAGATTCAGACAGCGAATACTTTAACATTATAAATGCAGCAAGAATTAAAAATACATCAATTGAAGATGAGTATAATACAGACATGTACTCTGAAGACATCGATAAACATCAATTAAAAATTTTAAAAGAAGAAGTAGACAATTATAAAGAAGCATATGGTCTAGTAGACTTCACAGACATGATTGAAAAATTTAATATGGCAGAATTGTGTCCGAAATATGATGTAATATTCGTTGATGAAGCACAAGATTTATCGCCAATACAGTGGAAAATGTACGATATACTGAAGAAAAACTCCAAACATGTTATACTAGCTGGCGATGATGATCAAGCTATTTATGGTTGGGCCGGTGCAGATGTTAAACGGTTCCAAGATGAACCTGCAAAAGACATAGTTCTGCCACAATCTTACAGGGTTCCAGGTATGGTGCAGCACATAGCTGATCAGATTTTAAATAGAATACCCGATGATCGAAGAATTAAAAAACAATGGTCACCACGTCCGGAATCAGGGACCGTGGAACACATAACAGCAATAGAGGATGCACCTTTACATGAGGGTGATTGGCTTGTTCTTGCACGAACAAACGACAAACTTACAAAATTAAAACCATTACTACGCGACATGGCAATTTACTTTGAAATTAAAGGCAGAAAGAGTTATAAAACAAGATTGTATACAGCAATAAAAAATTACACCAGATGGACAAACGGAGATAAGTTATCTCTTTCTGAATGCAGAGATCTATTTGAATTCTTAGAATTAGAATGGGTTAAGGAAGAAGAGAGAATGTATGACTTACAAGAGTTTGGTTTTAATTTTACACAAACCTGGCACGAAGTATTTAAATCTGATCCAGAAGAAAATTTATACATAAGAGAAATGTTGCGAGCTGAAGAAAAATTAAATAGCCCTGCGCGTGTTAAACTATCTACAATACATGCAGCAAAAGGTGGAGAGGCAACAAACGTATTATTAATTTTAGACAACACAAAAAAAATAAGAGACGCAATAGAAAAAAGTCAAGACAAGTATGATGAGGAACAAAGAGTCTGGTACGTAGGTGTAACACGTACAAAACAAAATTTATATATAATGACAGCTAAACAGGAGGACAGAGGTTATGACATCGAAAGTTTGGGATAAGCAACACGGCGGGAATCACTATCAAAAATACAAAATTCAACCAAGTAAGTTTGTAGTTGAGAATGAGTTGTTATATCCCGAGGGTTGTGCTATAAAATATATAATACGACACCGTGATAAAGGAAAGAAACAAGACTTGGAAAAAGCAATACATTTTATAGAAATGATAATTGAAAGGGACTATGGAACCAAATAATCATATACCACATTACATGGGTTTGTTTACATGTATTTTGATTCTTTGTTATCTAGCAACATGAAGATACCAAAGTTTGAAGCACAGACAGAGTGGGTAAAACCAAAAGAGTTTCCAGACCTACGCCAGGTTGATGAGATTGCAATTGACTTGGAGACAAAAGATCCTGATCTAATTAAAAAAGGATCCGGTGCTGTAATAGGTAATGGAGAAGTTATAGGTATTGCTGTTGCAACAAAAAATTACAAAGGATATTTTCCAATTGGTCATGAAGGTGGTGGTAATATGGAGAAGGCAAGAGTATTATCTTGGTTTAAAGATATATTAGAAGCACCATCAACTAAAATTTTTCACAATGCAATGTATGATGTTTGTTGGATTAGGGCTATGGGTTTTAAAATTAACGGCGACATTGTTTGTACTATGATAGCCGCAGCTGTAACTGACGAGAACAGATTTCGTTATGATCTCAATAGTTTATCGTGGCATTATTTAGGTTATGGTAAGAACGAAGCTGCACTTGCAGAGGCTGCATCTGAATGGGGCATAGATCCTAAAGCAGAAATGTACAAACTTCCTGCAATGCATGTAGGTGCGTATGCAGAGCGAGACGCAGAAGCAACTTTTGGTTTGTGGCAAGAAATGAAAAAAGAAATTATTTCACAAGATCTAGAAGACATATTTGATTTAGAAACAGAATTGTTTCCGTGTTTGGTTGACATGAGGTTTAAAGGTGTCCGTGTGGATATAGAAAAAGCTCACACAATGAAAACAGAATTTAAAAAAGCAGAACAAGACTTGTTAAACAAAATAAAAATGGAAACTAATATTGATACACAGATATGGGCCGCAAGATCTATTGCAAATGTGTTCGATATATTGAGACTAGAGTATCCACGCACAGAAAAAACAGAAGCACCATCTTTTACTAAAAATTTTTTACAAGAACATAAACATCCTGTTGTTAATATGATTGCCCAGGCAAGAGAAATAAACAAAGCACACACAACTTTTATTGATTCTATTTTAAGATACGAACACAAAGGCAGAATACATGCTGAAATTAATCAGCTTAGATCACAAACCGGGGGCACGGTTACTGGTAGGTTCTCCTACCAGAACCCTAATTTACAACAAATTCCTGCAAGAAATAAGGATTTAGGCCCTAAGATAAGGTCTTTATTTATACCCGAGGAGGGCTGTAAATGGGGTGTATTTGACTATTCTCAACAAGAACCTAGGTTGGTAGTGCATTATGCTTCTTTGTACAAACTACCGTCTGTATACGACGTTATAGAAGCGTATGAAACAGACACTAGCGCAGACTTCCACCAAACAGTAGCTGACATGGCTCAGATACCACGTTCACAAGCAAAAACAATTAACCTTGGATTATTTTATGGCATGGGTAAGGCAAAACTTCAAGCAGAGCTAGGAGTTACAAAAGAAAAAGCTGCAGAATTATTTAATACTTACCATGCTAAAGTTCCATTTGTTAAACAACTAATGGAGAAAGCATCCAACAGAGCACAAGACAGGGGACAGATAAGAACCTTACTTGGTCGACTATGCAGGTTTCATTTATGGGAACCGAATCAATTTGGTATGCACAAAGCATTACCGCATGAAGATGCGCTTAGGGAACATGGACCAGGAATAAAAAGGGCATATACTTATAAAGCATTAAACAAATTAATTCAAGGTAGTGCAGCAGACATGACAAAAAAATCTATGTTAGAATTATATAAAGAAGGAATTATACCGCATATACAAATTCATGATGAATTAGATTTATCAATAGAGAATGACGCACAGGCCAAAAAGGTAATTGAAATTATGGAACAGGCTGTTAAGCTAGAAGTCCCAAATAAAGTTGACTATGAATCAGGAGACAATTGGGGGGAGATAAATGATTAATGGCTTATCTAAACGCAAACATACCGATCATAGAGTGTTATGTTCGAGGTAACTATCTAAGAGATCAAAAAGACTCACACGATAAATATTTTGAAGTTGGGGTATTTGGATTTAGTTCTATACCTAACAGAGTCCCATTGTTTCATTTCTTAATGGAAGATGGTGGTCTATGGTGGCGAGCACCTATCTCAGCTTTTTGTACAAAACCAGGAGTCAAAGAACTTCCTCTTGATGAATTAGTTATGTGGGACAGCTTTAGTTATAACGTAAGCGTTACAACTTTTTACGAATTAGCCGGAGCCACTATGCAATACACATCGAGACGTAAAGTAAAACGTAAAGGTAAATATCTTTTTACAATTGATTGGTGTTCTGGTGATTACAATGAATTAAATTTTGGTTATGCGGAGAAACCAGATCAACACAAATGTGGCCATGTTCTTCAATTAGAGGATGGAAACTTTGCAATACAGCCTAATAACAGACTTAAGATGTATGACGCATCCATGGGTGTGGACCCATCAAAAAACTTGATTAATAGGTTAGTAACAAGTAAGATATACTCCGTAGAAAATTCAGCTAAATGGATAACTGACGAGCACGAACAAGGAAGTTATGACTATCAGCTGAGAAACTTGGAGGAAGACAATGATAAGTAAATACAAAGAGAAAATTATGGTCTGGCAATTACATTACAGAACAGAAATTATATGTGCTGTAGCCGGATTCATCTTAGGGGCTATTATATTTTAGTTTATGCCCGATGAATTTAGTAGATCTATTAAAGAAAAACATAGTAATGGTACCGATTGTTGCATCACTAGTTGTTGGAACATTTACGGGCGTTCGTTATATTGTTAATCTTACAGATAGTATTAATTCATCAGAGCAGGAAATTGTAAATCTACAAAGAGATCTTAAACAAGCTCAGAAAAATATCACAGACATAAATACTAGATTGTCATCTGCTGAAGCAACTTGGCAGATGGCAGAAAATTTATATAGACAACTTGCAGATCAAGTTAGAGAGCATGATTATGATATAAAGGATTTAAACAGGTAATGAATTATGGAGATAGCCAGGATGAACTACTACTTTACAGGTGTATTAATTATACTAATGACTCTACTGGCTTTTTGTGTAAAACCTGCAAACGCACGTAATGAGTATCTCAATGACGGTACTAATACTTGTAGTACTGGTTCTTTTGACATATCAGTCGAACAAAGAGATTCGGAAAATAGGTATAGACACAATAATCCTGATAATAATTATAATAGTCCTAGTGATGATCAATCGATAAGATTTACTTGGAGAAAATATTTAGGATCAGCCTGCACAAAAGAATTTAGAGAAGTACAAACAGAAAATGCACAATTAAAACAGCAATTAGAACTGATGAAAATGTGCGGAAAAGTTAATAATAATCCTACTATTGCACGTAATCCTAACTTCGCATTGCTAGTTTCAAAGTGTTCTGGTATAATAATTCCTGAAAATAAGAAGC